AAAAAATCAGATGCCCCACAATTTTCTGGTAAGAGCGATAAAGAACGACGCGACATGGCTATTGCCGCTTATCTTTCTGCCAAGCGTGGTGTAAAAGAAAGTATGCAGAATATTTCTGAAGCGGTTTCTTCTCCTTCTTTAATAGAATCTATGAAAAGGCTATTGGGTTCTGCTTCTGTATTATCTACAAAGGCACAAAATTTTCACTGGAACGTACAAGGTCCAGATTTCGTACAATATCATGAATTTTTAGGCGAATACTATTCATTTGTAGACGGGCATATCGATAGAATAGCCGAGCAGATTCGTACTTTGAATGTTCGTGCGCCTGGTTCGTTGTCCGAGTTCACTTCTCTTTCTGTTATTGATGAAGATACGAATGCGACTAATGCATTACAGATGTTAGATGAACTTTCGCAAGACAATCAAAGAATTCTTTCTATTTTAGAAACAGCCAATATTCTAGCAGAAATGCTTGGTAATTCTGGCTTGGCTAATTATTTACAAGATACGATTGATCAGTTTAATAAGAAGCAATGGATGCTTGACGCTATTCAAAGTCGTTCGATTAAAGAATCGGTTAGCGAAGCAGCATATTCCGCTAAGGCTGCTCGGGCTGGCAAAGATATCGGCAAGCCAGGAAAAATGTTTAATAAGATTGCTTCTAAAGCAGCAGAAAGATATGGTTCTAAAGAGCGTGGCGAAAAAGTTGCAGGTGCTATTCTTGCGAAGATTCGGGCGAAGCATATGAAAGAAGAAGTTGAACTTGATGAGGCAGCGTTTGCTTCTACAATGAAGAAAGCAATTGCTGCCCATGAACGTGGTGATCATAAAATGGCTAAGTATCATCTCGATAATGCCAAGACTGCTCGCTACGCAATGAAGTCAACTGATATTGCTAAGCATAAAGAGCTGCTGGACAAGTACGAAAAACTTCGTGATATGCATGAAGAAGTAGAACAGATTGAGGAAAAAGAAATGCGTTGGATGCTTCCTACTGGCGAAAAGGGCAAAGCCTATCAAGCTCGCAAGGCATCAGAGCGTCAGGCTCAAGCCGATAAGAATGATCCAGGTTCTAAAGATAAAGGTATGGGTCCTGCTGTAGTTGATCGTGAGAAGGCTGCTAAGAAGGCAAGAGAGAAAGGCATTAGCAAAACAGCCTCGCAGGTTACGATGAACTATAAGCGAAAGTTGCCAGAAGAAGTTGAGCAAGTTCGAGAAGCATCACAAAAAGTAATAGATAGAATCCGCAAATTAAGTGGCGGTAGAAATTTATCTGCCGACGAACACCGTAAACTCAAAATTCAAGCGCAAGCGCAACTTAAAAGAGAAAGAGAAGCAAAGAAGGCTACTCCAGCGCCAGCAAAACCAGTTAGTAAAACTTCTACTGGTAAAACAAGAGTTGGTTCAGCTGATCCTTCTGATAAACATATCGTTGCGCAATTGAGAAAAGCAGCTGATTACGGTCCAGGGCATCATGATGTTCGAGTAAGTCCAACTCGTAGCGTTAAAGTTCATCATACTGTAGTTAATAAATTGCTTTCGGCTCATGATAAGTTAGAAAAACCAGAAGATAAAAGAAGGTTCAGGATTGCAGTAATTAGAAAATTACGCTCTCAAAAATGAGGCATTTGGGGATACTATTATTTGTTATTTCCATAACTTCTTGTAGTTTTGGGCAGTTTATTCCTAGCGGATTCGATAATGTAGAATTCGATAGGCTTGCGGAATTAAATGTTATAAGTAAACCTTCTAGTGATAAACAAGAATGGTGTAATAAAGAAAAGATTGAACGAATACTGGTTCAATCTGAAGTGTTGAGTGTATACAGCCGATATACGTTGAATAGTAATATCGCAGAAATTTATAAAGAAATCAATGATCTAGCTGATGAGATGAGCCAAAAGGAAACGCCGAGTGCTATGTACTGTAAATTAAAAAGACAAAGTATACACGATATAACAGAAAAAGCATTAGAAGTATTCGGCGGGAGAATTAAGGCGTGATCAGTGTTGAAGAATTACTAGAACATGTTCAAGAAAAGATTAGTGAAATAGAGCTCTTACGCGAAACTGGAGAACTTACTCAAGATGAGTATAAAGAACTCTTAGAAGATGCGACTGATATAGAAAAAATTTATTCTAAGTTAGACTTAGAAGATGATAAAATCATCGCACAAAAAATAATTAATGGCATAAAAGCAGTATACGGATTGCTGCAGTAAAATAAAAATAATAGGAATCTAGTAAATGCCAGAGAATTATAGAGGACCAGAAAGGAGAGTAGATTCTTTCGAAACTAACGATAGGCTCAATAGAATTGAAAATAAAATAGATCAGTTATCTAATGCTATGATTTCTATTGCCAGGGCTGAAGAAAAATTAGCAAATATTGATAAAATAATGATTAATTATCATGAAAGAGCGAATAGGCAGTCAGAAAAAATAGATGAACTTTCTAATCAAGTAGAAGAAAATACGACAACAGTATCTATGTTGACTAAGGTTATTTGGATCATTGGTGCTTCTGTTGTCGGTGCTATAGTGTCTCAAATTAGCAGGCATATTTAATCGTATAAATAGCTATATAAACCGTTTTTTTCGGAGTTACAAATGGATAAGAAAATTATTAAAAATATTTTTGCTGCTTGGCAAGAAGTTCAAGAGAAAAAACTTTCTGCTAAACAAAAGAAGCATATGGATGCCGATAAAGACGGTGATATCGATGCTGACGATTTAGGCAACCTTCGCAAAGAAGAAATTGAACATAATAATTGCGGAACGCCAGATTGTTGTGGACAATGCAATGGAGAAGGTATGCTCCAAAAGGAAGAAGTTGAAGAGTTTGATGAAGCAGCAATTAAAGGCACTCCAGTTGTTTCGTTGAGTGACTTTGGTGACAAAGATTATACAAAAGACAAGTATGGTAGAACTGTTCCAAAGAAACTAAAGAAGGATGACCCTAGAGTTAAGTTTCGCAAAGAAGAAGTCGAACAGATGGGTGAATTAAAATTGGTCAAATTTAAAACTTTCGTGAGCGAAACAAATAAGCAAACTAAAAATGCTACACCTCCAGAAACAATGCTTGATAAATTCAAGGGAGCTAATAGCAAAAAAATGGCAACCGACAATAATGTCGGAAACCCTAAGCATGCCGATATTACTACTTATGATCAAGCTGTTAAAGACGTTTTTAAAGTAGCAAAAGCGAAAGCGCAATCTAAGGGAAGAAATGGCGATAATTTGAACAATGGCGATTCTAAGCAGCCGAAAGGCGTTTAAGTAAGGGGGTATATTATGGATATTATTTTAACAATAATAACTTTCGTTATTCTCGGTGTATGTGGATATATTTGCTATCGTTTTGTAGGCGATCGGCAAAATATAAAAGAAATATTTGATGAAGTGAAAGAAAATATTGATGAAAATATTGAAAAAGTCATCGAAGAAGTCGAACAGTTAAATGATGAAATTGAACAAAAAGCTGATGAACTTGAAGCTAAACTTAAAAAAATGACTAAAGATAAAATCGAGGAATTCGCAAGAGAATTTAATATTGAACTCGACAAGCGTAAAACAAAAGTCGATATGATTAAGGACTTCCTCATTCAAAAATTTGACTAGTCGTTTAGCCATACTATATAATAAAAAGTGTGGCTGATCTTTGAATGCAAATTTTTGAACCGCTAGATGATAATAATTTTCTGCTCTATGCTGCTAGGAACTATCACAATCCTAGATGCATAGATGCAGAAGAATTCTATGATGATTTGAATCGTTTCAAATATTTAAAAAGACTGATTAATCGTTATGTGCAGTATGGTGAGTTATCCGAAAGGTTAATGTTAAACCATTTTACTATTATATTCAATGCATTTGGTATTGAATCTGGTCTTAAAATGCTAGAATATAAAATTGAGAAAAACGATTGGTCTGTAGTAAAACCATTCTTGGTGTTCTTAAAGGTTATAACAGCAGATAAATATACTGATATAAAAATGGATAGTTTGGTGGTAGAGCAATTAAGGAAGATACCATAATGGGTGCATTATCTAGAGCAGGCGATTTAGTTTATACTCTTAGATTTTTAAGATTGCTTACTACTCCTTGGAAAGAAACTAATGCTTTCAAATTGGGGATTATTGACGAAAACGGTAAGCGCATCAAATCAAAAAAAGTCGAAACAGCTACTGAAAAATCTGCATATAATTATTTTCATAGATTGGTTTTCAGTTTAAAAAGGCTTTTGAATAAAATACCTTTGGGTTCCACTACAATTGCTTCTTATGCCGCCGCTCTCTTTCTTATAAAAGAGCATCTTAATTTATCGGAAAAAAGTATCAATAAAATCATTAAAGAGTCTGGTATTGATCCGCTAGATTTTTTGAATGAACAAACTCAATGGTTTGTTCTTGATGATGAAATGTTATCGCCTGGGGTTTATAAGATCCGCGAAGAAAGGGCGATAAATTCTACTTGCGAACAAATTGTCAATAGATATGATAAAATTAAAATATTGCCAGAATCATATCCTGTAGGTAGAATTATGGGATTGGCTATCTACGAAGCAGTACATTTACCAACAAATCAAAAATTGTATATTACTGTTGGAGAACTCATTAAATGAAATATTTTAAACAAATACGAGAAGAAGCAATGACTGCTGCTGACGCAGGAATCCCCCATGATACTGCCGATATGGGTCCAAAGAAAAAACGCAAAACTAAAGTATTAACAAGAAACTATATAGAAGTTAACGGAACTCGAAAAAGGCTTGTAAAATGAATTTGTTATTTCGTTAAAATAGTAGTATAATTATTTAACAAGAGTATACCTCTTGTTTTTTTATCTATAAAATAAATGAATCTGAAGAGAAGTGTATGAAAAAAGAGTATTTAGGAATTGAAATTGATCTTGCTAGAGATTCTTTGTTTGATAAACTAGGAATTCAAAGATTACAAGAAAGTTATATGCGCGAAAGCGAGACTTCTCCTCAAGAAAGGTTTGCTTTCGTAAGTAACGCATTTTCAAGTAATATTGAACATGCACAAAGATTGTATGAATATGCAAGCAAGCATTGGCTTTCGTATTCGACCCCGATTTTGTCATACGGTAGATCTAAGAGAGGCATGCCAATCTCTTGTTTTCTAAACTATATTGACGATACTGCGGAGGGACTAGTTGCTAATCTGTCGGAAACTAATTGGTTATCAATGCTTGGTGGCGGTGTTGGTATCGGTTTTGGGATTCGTGCTGCTGATGATAAGTCAGTCGGTGTTATGCCCCACCTTAAAACATACGATGCCTCTTCGCTCGCTTATCGTCAGGGTCGGACTCGCAGGGGTAGCTACGCTGCTTATTTGGACATCAGTCACCCTGACATTATGATGTTCCTCGAGATGAGGAAACCTACGGGCGATCAAAATGTACGTTGCCTCAATTTACATCATGGCATTAATATTAGCGATAGGTTCATGCAAATTATCGAACGCTGTATGAAAGATCCAGATGCCGATGACGGTTGGAATCTGTGCGACCCACATAGTGGTGAAGTTAGGGAAACTGTATCAGCCAAATCTTTGTGGCAAAAAATTCTAGAACTCCGCATGGAAACTGGCGAGCCGTATTTGCATTTTATTGATACAAGTAATAAGTTTCTGCCAGAATTCCAAAAGAAACTTGGTTTGAAAATTCATCAATCTAATCTTTGTTCCGAGATAATTCTACCGACTAATGAAGAACGCACAGCTGTTTGTTGCCTATCTTCGGTCAATCTTGAATATTATGATTCTTGGTCTAAGAACGATTTATTTCTTAAAGATGTTGCCGAAATGCTAGATAATGTTTTGCAGCATTTTATTGATAAAGCTCCCGATTCAGTAAGTCGTGCTAAATTTTCAGCTACTAGAGAAAGATCTATTGGTATTGGTGCATTAGGGTTTCATGCGTATCTTCAACGCAAAAATTTCCCGTGGGAATCTGCTATGGCGAAAGGCGCTAACATGCGTATGTTTAAACATATACGGAGCAAACTGGATGAAGCGAATTTGGAATTGGGTGTAGAGCGAGGAGAAGCGCCTGATGCAAAAGGTACAGGAAAACGGTTTAGTCATCTTATGGCTATTGCCCCTAATGCCTCTTCCTCTATTATTATGGGTAATACTTCGCCTTCTATCGAACCGTTTAGAGCAAATGCTTACAGACAAGACACACTCTCGGGATCCTTCTTAAATAAGAACAAGTATCTTGATATTTTGATAAAAGCAAAATGCGTTGAAGATTCTAAACTTGATTATGATGAAATCTGGTCCAGTATCATCGCTAATGATGGCTCTGTGCAACACTTGAAAATTCTTGATGATTGGAACAAAGACGTTTATAAAACAGCAATGGAAATTGATCAGCGTTGGGTGATTGAACATGCTGCTGATCGACAAAATTTTATCGACCAAGCGCAATCTGTCAATCTTTTCTTTAGACCAGACGTGAATATCGTTTATCTTCATGCTATTCATTATATGGCATGGAAACATGGTCTAAAGACTCTGTATTATTGTCGTTCAGAAAAATTGGGTAAGGCTGATAAAATTTCTAAGCGAATTGAGCGCGAGGTGATTAAAGAGATTGATATGCAATCTTTAATAGACGATAATAGTTGTATTGCTTGTGAAGGTTAATATGAGAGTATTGATAAAATCAAGAGACGATTGCAAGTTTTGCAATAATGCAAAACTATTTTTAAAAGCACTTGACATTAAATATATTGAAGAGCACAAAGCGATTGGTATAGTGCCTCAAATATATTTTGGCGATAAGTATATTGGCGGGTATCAAGATATGATTGAGCTATATGCAACTAAAGAATGGGATGAATTACTCGAAGGTAAATTGTAATGTCTAAAAAATTAACCGACACAAGAACTTATTTTAAGCCATTTAACTATCCTTGGGCATACGATGCTTGGTTGAAGCACGAGCAATCTCATTGGCTACACACTGAAGTTCCAATGGCAGAAGACGTCAAAGATTGGAAGAATAAACTTTCTAGCGAAGAAAAGGCATTTTTAACAAATATATTTCGTTTTTTCACTCAGGGTGATATCGATGTTGCGGGTGGTTATGTTACAAATTACTTGCCATATTTCCCGCAACCAGAGGTTCGTATGATGCTCGCTGGTTTCGCTGC